AGATTCTGGCCTACTGCCACGCTTACGGTGTTGGAATTGGAAAATTCAGCCATTTTATCGGCTCCTTTCATAGAAAAACGCCGGGACTACTGCCCCGGCGCTCTGGTTTGCAAAATCAGCTCAGGGGCTGAACAGACTACAATCTGTAGTCAGTTGCCGTAATTCAGTTATGCGCAGCTGCCGCAACCGGTCCCGCAGCCATAGTAAATGGCGTTAGGGTTGGGAACCTGATAGGCAGGCACAGGCACCTTCTGCTGCAGGGTGCCGATGATCTGGTTGGTCTGCGCGGTCATAGCAGTGGTCAGGAGAGCACTCTGGCGATCCTGCGAAGCAGCCCGGCGCAGCTCGTTGTTCTCGCTCTGCAGGGTGGCGATCTTATCGTTGGTCAGGAAGTCGAGCACCGCACGGGTGTTGCTGTTCTGATTCTCAATAATGTCGCGGGTGTTGTTGTTCATGGTGTTCTGCGTTGCACAGAAGCCCTGCTGCATCTGGTTCCGGGTGTCGCATTCCTGGGTGGCCAGATTGTAGTTTACGCCCTGAATGGCGGTCTGGGTCTTGCAGCAGCAGTCGGCCAGCTGCGTAGCCAGAGCGTTTTGCCCCTGAAGCAGTGCAACGTTGGTGTTGTTGAAGCCCTGCTGCATAGCGTTGGTGACACCGTTCAGGCCCTGCTGCACGCCGTTGAAGCCCTGCAACATACCGGTGTTCATGGAATAGAAGCCATCGCAAAGGCCGTTTTCCAGCCCATTCAGCTTATTCATGACACTCTGGTTGTCAAATCCGCGCTGCAAGTCGGCCTGCGTGACAGCACTGGTCATGTAAGGCGAAGCGCCGCCCATACCCATACCGCCGCCCCAGCCGAAGCCGCCCATGCCGCCCCAGCCAAACATACCGAAGATCAGAAAGAGGACGATCCAGCCCATCCAGTCGCCTCCCCAGCCGTTACAGCCATTGTTGTAACCGTTATTGGCAGGCTGCACCGGCATGGTCAGAACTGCGCTGTCAGAAGATAAAGACATAATCTTGCTCCTTTCGTGTTTTGAGACGTTTATTCCAAATGCGGCCGCATTTCAGAATCCAAACATATTTTTCATGCCGTTGAGCATCGGGGCAATCTGCTGCGCCCGCTGCTGCACGGCGTTGAGCTGTTGCTGCGAAAGCTGCCCGGAGGTGAGCATCTGGTTTATCATCTCCTGCGGGTTCTTGCCCTGCATCTGCCCCATGAACTGCTGAAACTGCCCGCCAATGGGGTTCTGAGACTGTCTGCCCATCGAATTAAACAAGCTGCTGCCCATCGTTTAGCCCTCCTTCTCCGGCTCTGGTGCTTCCTGCTTCTCTAACGCCGCCAGCTTGGCCGCCAGCGCGTCAAATTCCTTGCGGGTGACATACTCCCCGCCTGCGGCCTGCGTGGCTGCAATCGACGCTTTCGGGGCCGTGGTGCGTTCCTTGTAATCGTAGATGCGCAGAGGGAACGGCCTGCCGTCCTGACCCACTTCCTTGATATAAAAAGTGTCGGAGTCTGCATCCAGCAAAAGCACCCGGCTGCCATTGGCGACCAGGTAGCCGCGCGCTGCGGCTTCGCCCTGCACCCAGATAAAGCCACTGTCAGCTGGTGCGGCCTGTGCCTGCATTGCCGGCATCATGACCTGCTGTGGCTGGTACTGCGCCGCCCGGAGCTGTTCCAACTGTCCCTGCGGCTGCTGCGGGTAGTACGCCTGAGGGTATCCGTTATAAATCGGCATTATTTACTCCTCCCTGTACCAATAATAAATCGGGCACTCTGCGCCGCTGTTCCAGCTGTCCCACCACTCGCCGTTTATGACGGCCAGAACGTGGCCGGAGCAGCCCAGCACATACACGCCGCACGGGTACTCCCGGGCAAAATCTGCCACGGTGTAACAGGTGGTGCAGTCTGCTTCCACCATGCGGCGCTTGTAGCCCTGCTTTTGGAGGTATGCGCCCCATGTGCGGTTTGCGCTGGGCATATCGCCGAGAGCGTAGCCGGTGAGTGCAAGGCTGATATACGCCTGCTCCCAGCTCTGGCCCGTGGCTGCTGCCACTGCTCGAACGGCGCAGTCTCCAACGCTGCACCCGTGAGGGTTCGGGTTGAACTTGTGCCACATGGTGCTCCCCTCCCTTTGCTCCCAGTGTACCGTTTTGCGCTGCCGTGAGGGGCAACGAACGCACAACGAAGGACAAAAAGAAAAAGCGCCCACACGGGAAAAACCGCATGAGCGCTTAAAAATTCACTCATAAAATAAAAAATCCCCCGCTTTGTCTACAAAGTACCTTGCGTGGAACGTAAGGCTTCGACAAAGCAGGGGATTCTTCATGCGTCTCTCGCATGGTACGCACCGCAAGTAGGCGCGCGGGAGACTGGTCGGCGCCTATCTGGCAACCGCTTTTTTCATTCCCCGATAAGGCACGGGGCTGACCTGCAAATATCCACCCTCTTGTGCTTCTTCGAGAGGCCGGGTGGATTTGTTGGGATTATTATACCACAATCAGTCCGTCACTACAAGCACAAGCGCTGGGCCATTGACACTGACTGCTGCATCCTGATACGGTTCAACAACGGTCGCTTCTACGCCCTCACGCTTGCGAAGCTCTGTAACAAGGTCAACGGTCGGAACATTTTCGAGGTTCACGGTGAACTCCTTTCATCCAGCATTTTATCAATGCTTTTCAGCCGGTAGCCTACCGCTGTCCGGCTGTAATTGGTTCTGGTTGCAATGTCTGCACAGCAAAGCTGCTCAACGTACCGCAGTAAGGCAATCTTACGGTCAACCCTCCCCAGCGGTGCGCTTTTGATGGCGGTAATCATCTGCTGTCGGTCAAGTCCTTGCAGCGCAGCGGGCAGCACTACGCGAGCTGTCGCCACAGGAAGCACCGAGCCAGAAAGGCTGCGGAAGCTGTCCGTCGTTGCGCACCACAGCTACAAACTCACTAAAACGGGCATGAATTGCACATTTTAGGGCCGAAAAGTCAATCATACCGACTAAAAAGGCCGTTTTTAGCTGGTGTTGTTCGTATGTAGTGCTTGCCATGATATGCTCCTTTACTGGTTAATTGTGGGCGTCTTGTTTTCCAGTGCCTTTTTCATCAGCGCAACGGCTTTCTCAATCACGCTGTCCAAAACCTCGTCAGTGATAAAAGGCTTCAGCCAGTCCGGCAGAGCTGCACGCAGTTTGGCGAACACTTGCGCTTTCTTTTTAGCGCCCTGCCCACTGCCCATGATGCTGTTTTCTGCGATGGTCACCAGTTCCAGCGCCCATTTCTTGACGTACTGCTTGTAGCCCAGACGGATGCAGCCAACAGCCAGAGAGATAAAGCCGATGACCATGAGGACGAGTGCGATGGGGGTGGGGATAAAGTTAAGCATTGCTTCCATGATTTGTTGCTCCTTTCAGAAGGTAATTGTTAATGTCGGACTTACTTTTTTGCATACCATCTCGGTTGTTGCCGGACAGCTGTGCGTCTAGTAGGTTTTGCACGCCAACCAGAACAAGACGCATTTCCTCATCGATGCCGTCAAAGCGGGTCAGATCGCGCCTGAGAGCCGCGGTGTGTTGGGTGGATACTGTCTCCACAGCGCCCAGCCGCTTTTCGATTGCGTCAATGCGTGCATTCTGCGCATCATCCGGAGCCTGCGCCTTTTTGATGTACTTGTGGATGATGTCAAGCACTTTATCTAACGTCACCGCACCGGCGCATACGCTGCCAATGATTCCCAGCACCCACAAGAGCGCCTGTTCTTTGGTCATGCACCCTCCCGGAGACGGGTCAGACCCTTCTTCTGGATGATGCTGGCGTAGTCCTTGTATGCGTGACTCATGTCCACGTTGGTGCTCACACCCGGCACACTGGCCGTGCTTGTGTACTGCCACATGCCGAACGGCCAGCCGGGCGAGGGCTTTGTGCTGCGGTATGCGGCCAGCCAGACATCATAGGGCTTCAGGGCAGCGCCGCCCATGTACAGGAAGGTGCTGCCGAACCACAGCCCGGTGTACAGCATGGCGTACACGCCCCAGCTCTGCACCGTGCTCAGGCAGTGGGCGGTGA